CAAAGAGGGTGCCTGGGACATTGCCTTCGTAAGTAAATAGTTTGTCTTTTGTTTTTATTTTACAACCTTCAAGTACTCCAGACTCGCTGAAATAATAGAAGCGTAGAACGTCTCCGTCATTGTGGATTCTGTATTTTTGACAGACTTTTTCGGAGAGTCGTCGTTTCTGCAGCCGTTCGGCTGAGCCACGTAATTGTACATTGGTGGGCATTTTATGAGTGTGAACAATTTCTTCGACGTGATCGTACGAATTGCACGAAAAGCAAAAAGTGTGGCCGTCTGAATACAAGGAGTTTGCATCAGACGACCCACAGTTGTTACACGGCAAGTGCCTTACGAACTCGCTCTCGGAGTTGTGAGTATGCATTTGCCTGTTGCTCATGATAGTCAAACCAATCGTTCAGCGCAGCATAAAAGCCGCTCATGATGTTATCAATAGTTCCTGGATCTTCGCCGTCCACATCAGCAAGTGTGTCTGCAAACAGGTCAGCGTAGTACTCAGGAGTGCCGTACTTTAGGTTAGCCATGTGATTGGGATGGATGTATATGAAGTCCATGGGAAGCCGTGCTTTTCACACCACTTCGCATAGGTGGTTTTGGACCCTTTGTAGATCTTATTAAATGGTGCTTGAAAGACGAAGCGAATATCTAACTCTGGATTGCTCTTCTTTACTGCGATCATCTTGCGGCGATCCTCGCTTGTCAGGCGTCCTTTCACTTCGAGAAAGACACCATTCGGCAAAAGAAAGTCGGGTATGTAATTGCATTCAAGAACGTAAGCGAGTTTGCGTGATTCGTATTCGTATTTAACTTTCAAGCTAGAGAGAAGGTCAGCGACCTTACCCTCTAAGCCTGAGCGATACATCAATCTTCTTCGATAGCTTTCTCTACGATCTGTTCGATAATGTCCGTGAATGCACGGCTAAGCTCGTAGCGAAAGTCGGACTTGTCGCCCTTGTATCGCGTCACAGTAATCGGAGGAAGGGTGAGGGTAGCAGTTGCTTCCCACAGCCCAAACTCCTTGTTCTTTGTGTAATTAACTTCAAGCATCAGAAATCATCCTCTTCAGTATCGGTGGACGGAGTTACAACAGGGTCACTGGATTTGAATCCTTTGGTTTGACCAAACAATGCTGCAACTTCAGTTTCACCCATGTCACCAGCATCTACACCAGCAGAGCTGTTGAGTGCTACGACTTGGATACCTACAAGCTTGAGCGTTGTACCGTACGTTACACCGTCCTTGAGGATATAAGGCTTCTGACGGAATGCCAGCTTGACCTTAGAGCCACTGTAAAGAGGGATGTTCTCATCAGTGATGGGAGTGCCTTCAGTGTCAACCACAGGAGGACGTGTCTCATCATTCCACGAGAACTTAACTTTGTACTTACCTTCAGACACTTCTTCCCAAGGCTCAGGCTTGAGAGTAGAACGCTTAGGGTTCTTCAGTTTAGATTCAGCCCATTTGATAGTCTCGGTGCGATCTTGCTCCAGGACTTCAACAAGCTTCTCATCAATCAATGCACCAAGCGAGTAACCATACTTGCTGGGCTTGAGAATAGCCTGGTAACCTTCAAGGACAACAGGCTCTTTGGTGATGTGGACGGTTTGTGCCATTAACAGAAAAAGTAGGTGGATTCAATCACTGACTCTGGTTCCAGGTCGCCAATGATCGGTGGTTTAGACTCTGCTCCTATTTGAGTAGCAAAGTCTTCAAGATAGTTATGCTCTGCGAACAGGTGCATGTATGTCTCCCTCACAATAGATGAAAGGGTAGACATGTCAGTAGCTCTACATAACACGGAATCGTGGATGAGAGCAATAGGTGCATCAAAGCGTGGGACACTTAAATGTAAGAGACTAGCATCTAGGCTGTGAATAAGATTAGGAGCTGTTGCGTTCTTGTGATGGTTAATGTCAACCTCATCAGTGTCACCTACAGCTACCTGCATACGACATACTCCTAACAATTGAAGCTGTAATGATACAACCTCTTTCTTGTTTAGTTTTTGATGAACAACAAAACCAGAAGGTGTTGTCCATTCTAAAAACTCTTTTCCAGCCTTGATAGCATTAGCTACCTCAGTTTCAATCCATGACATAACAGCCATGGGACCAGGAACGACTACATTCATAGCATCCCGCACAGCTTTAACAGTAGCAGTAAGATCTTCCTTACTAATCTCTACACCTTTCTCAGCTAGTGCATCACGTATGTAACCACGATTGCTGTAAGGTTTAGCATTGTAAGGCACAGTCATAACTACCCTTTTGACCACTTTTCTATCCATGTAAGGTTGGATAGATTTAGGACAGTGAGGTGTAGCTACGTTGCTTACTACTTTATAGGCATCTTGTGGCTCAGTGCCAGGTAAGACATTCACAAGACGTGCAGTGGACTTATCCCTAGCTAATCCTGCCAAGATTTGTAGACCTGAACAAGTAGCATCGGTTGCCACCATAAGCCGTGTGAATTGCCTATCGGCAACTACGACACAATGATAATATTCCTCCACAGCAGCTAAGAACTGCCAAGGTTCTTCTACATTCTCCCAAAGATGTAAATTATCTATGGGATTTTGAGTTATGAGTGTGAATAATTCATGGTTATTTCTTGCCCATTCAATACGCTCAGTCATCGGTGCTTTATCAAGACCGTATGTAGTAGCTACTTGAAAGGCTAACCAATCATCCGACTCCTCAGTTGTGTATGAACCCTCAGCAAAGACTAACAAACTTTTTCCAAAGTCTGTATCTTGTGGAGTAAGAAAGGCAGGAATAGGGTAAGCTCTACCTCTGTAATCAAAAGACCACGGAATGTAGAACTTGGGTACGTCCTTGAACCTCTTCACTGCCTCCATTGTCATCCTTGTACGACAAGATTTTTTAAACTCTTGTGCGTTCAAGTTCATTGTCTGAGCTGCTGCTTGTCTGTACTTCTTACGAGACTCTTTGTTCTCTGCAATATCTACAGGCTTAGGAGGCAACTCATGATTGACAATTGGGAGGAACTTACCTACTGCTCGTTCCAATCTATCTAGTTCTTCCGCAACCCCTACAATAAAAGGATTTAGAGTAAAGGCGACCTTCTGAATCTTGTTCAGAAACTCGATAGGGGTTTCTCCCTGTATACATAGCTGATGTCCACGACGCACCATGTCATGCCCACGCATCACCTCGTTAAGAAGGTAACCGCCAGAACGATCGTTGGTCCAATCGTTAGGCTCGATGAGCATCGGCCAAGCAAGAGGAGCAAACAACTCTGCATCCTTCATCACCTTGTCCTTGATAGAGATGAACTCAGGTGTGGGTACAACGTAGTTAACTCTTTTGCGTCCTTCCTGTCGCATCTCTTTAGTGAACCAATGTGATTCAGCAATGATGCAATCAAGTAACCAACTACCTAACTTGACACGGTTAGCTCTACCCCAAGCATCCCATTTTACATCAACAGCATTCATAGGTCTGCGGATGTTGCTGAGACGTTGATGTGTGCCGCTAGAAGAGTGCCAATACTTCTTCTTGAGTACATTCAGCAGTCCAGGTGCTTGACGCTCATAGAAGCGCATCTGGCACTCATCCTCAACAGCATGACCAATAGCATCACAAACGTTTATGAGTTGATCACTACCCTCTTTGAAGGAGAATACTTTATCAAAGGTGAGTTTGAGTGCAATAGCTGCTGATGCTAACGGCTCAAGTTGTGATACATACTCCTTAACAACTTGGAATTGATGACCAGTCCCACGTGTTAAGCGATCATGTGTAGTCTCCTCAATACGTCTAACCACAAGAGGCAAGAGCATATCGATAGAGGCAATACCATATATACTAGCTGATGCATAGCTTTTGTTCTCAAGATCCTGTGTGTTCTTGTGTAATCTCTTGAGTCCTTGAGCTATTTGATCACGCTCAAGTTGTACTTGTTCGTCAATCTCAGCTGGTGTAGGCATAGGCAGTCTCTACGGTATCGTGATCATCAGCAAGTTGTTCCATCATCAGAGATACAATCTCATCACGATGAGGATGGTCAATCAGTTGGTCGCACAGTTCGTGCAGACGACGATAGTAAACTTTAGTCTTCGTCATTGTCAATAGCCTCGCAAGTAAGGTGGTGGATTGCGTCGTGATTGCAAACAGTGAACTCAATGTCAGGTGTACGCATTAGCTGCCTGACCTTGTTTTGTGCTGCTGATTCCTTCATGTAGACATGTTCTTTGACCTTGTAGGTCTTAGTGTCACGTACACGAATGATACAACAGACAGACGATGGTAGCTCCCAGCCTGCTACCTTCCACTCCATGATCTCATCGTAGGAGTGACGCTCAAACATCTCATCGGGTGCGTCCTTGAATGCTTCCCAGTTGTTAGGATAGTAACGTTTACCACTCATCAGTTTGTTTCACATTTAGTAGTTGATCGTTGCGTTCACGGGACAACTCTAAGGCAGACCATGCTGCACTCTCAGAGTCGGGTGCTAGGAGATACCAAACACCTGAACGTAGCGTGA